GTCATATACAGCCTTCACGGCTTTTGGTGTGGCAGCCTGCGTTTCTGACGTGCTGTTAGTGGCGCTGCTGAGCTGGACAAGGCCTTTTCGCGCTGTGGTCGCGTCCTGTGCGGTATATTTCCCGTTAGCAAGGTCATATGCTGTCTTTACCGCCTTTGGCGTTGCCGCAAGCGTTTCAGAATCGCTGTTGGTGGCGCTACTGAGCTGGACAAGACCTTTTCGCGCTGTGGTCGCGTCCTGTGCGGTATATTTCCCGTTAGCAAGGTCATATGCTGTCTTTACCGCCTTTGGCGTTGCCGCAAGCGTTTCAGAATCGCTGTTGGTGGCGCTACTGAGCTGGACAAGACCTTTTCGCGCTGTGGTCGCGTCCTGTGCAGTATATTTCCCGTTAGCAAGGTCATACGCGATCTTTACCGCTCTCGGCGTTGCGGCCAGTGTTTCAGACGTGCTGTTGGTTGCGCTGCTTAACTGAGTAAAACCTTTTGCGGTCAGCGATGCATCCGGGTGTCGTCGTGACTGTTCGTGTTCTGAGATTTTGTCATCCACATATTTACGGGTCGCCAGTACCACCGACGGATCGATTTTCAGCGTGATGGCTTCGGTATTCGAGACAACCAGAATCATGCGGATAGTCTGGGTACGACCACTGCCTTCCTGCAACTGCGGTTTGTACGTTTCCGGGCAGTTCGCCACCGCAATGAGTACGCCTTCATCATCATAAAGCCCAATCTCACGGATCCAGAATCCTCCCTCGTTTTCAGGGATAATTTGCTCCGCAATAATCTGGCTCTGATTGTTAGGGTCAACACTCAGAAGATTCAGCGGTGCAATGCGTTTCTGGTTAATCAGTTTTGTCTGTGCCGGGTCTGGTGTCGGTAATACACCATTCGCATCACCAACGGCCATTTGCGTCAGATTCAGCTTACTGCCGAGCATCGTCGCGTTAGCCAGTCGTGCTGCGCCCTGATTAGTCAGAATGGCGTAGTATTTCACTGTCATGCGTTTACTCTCAGGTTATCAATTAAATGAATGACCGAGGCCGGGAAATAATCCCCTCCGACAATAATGGCCTCCGGGGTGTAGGGATAAACCGTCAGGGCGTCACCGTGATAGCATCCCGTTCCGGCAAAAATGTTGCCGGTTGTACTTAAACTGATAGCCAGTCCCGTCAGATGGCGGCTCGCCGGTTTTGCATCAGCAACGAGACGTTCCAGCTCCAGATACATTTCTTCGGTAATACCCTGCTCAAGCACGCCAACAACGATACGGAACGTCCCCGGCTCCTCGTTGAGCTGCCACCACTCCCTCACTTCAATCAGATAGCCGAGCGGCTCCACAACACGCCGGATTGCGCCGACAGTACCCTTATGACAGTGGATGAAATAGGCATCGCGGATAACGGCGCGTTTTGTCGCTTCCGGCCACTTTTCATCCCACCTGTCGACCGAAAAGGCCCACGCCAGCCACGGCAGCAGATTTGCCGGGCAGGTGTCCGGGTTCCACAGCTCACGAATACTGACCGGCGTTTTTTCAATTTCCGCACAGGCTTTCGCGGCAGCAATTTCAAGCGGTGATGAGCCGGTCGGCAGCAGGCGCGAATCACTCATCCGAGCCTCCGGTCACGACGCGGTATTCGGTACAGAAAGACGCCTGCGTACTGTTGAGCACGATGTCGGCCAGTGGTGCGGCCAGCTCGACACGCTGCACGCCCTCCACATGCAAAGCGGCATAAATGGCAGACAGACGGATGTCGCGCCCCAGCCGGTGCTGTGCCGTGATATACGCTTCCAGTTTTTTCACGGCAGCAGCGCGGATGGGTTCGCTTTCGGGACCAGGGTAAAGGTAAAGCGTGGCGTTTATCTGATATTCAACAATGGCGGCAGACTGCACGGTCACGCGGTCGGCCACCGGCCTGACGTCCTCGCCATTAAGGGCGTTACGCACCACGGCCAGCAGGTCTTCGGATGCGACGCCGTTATTTTCACGTGACAGCACAGAGATAGTGACGCAGGCCGGAGAAGGACTGGTGACAGAGATATCTGCGACACGCCCGTCGGCACTTCGACCATGATACTGATAGGCCCCCACCGACCCGGCGACGCTTAAACCTTCAAACGCCTGCTGAATACGCAGACGATAATCCGTGTCAGATTCCATCACTGCCGGTGTCGGCGGGATGGTCGAATCATCTGCCGGGGTGATAATCAGGCGCGTGGTGTTGTAATTGGCACCAATCACATCAAGGTCATTACCGGCGGCACAGGCCAGCATTACCGCCCGTGCGGCCTCATTCACACGCTGACGCCAGATAAGCTCACGATAAGCATTTTCCTCCAGCAGTTTGACGAGAGGCTCGGATTCCAGCGTCAGGGTACGGGCAACCGCCTCCTGCTGGTCTTCCGGGTAAAGGGAAATCAGTGTCGCCTTGCGTTCGGCGAGAATGGTTTCAAAGTCCAGCTCCTCGACCACATCCGGTGCGGGTAGCTGGTTCAGGTCGATAATCGGCATGGTTTCAACTCACAGGGATGGTTAACGAAAGTGGCTGGCCGGTGTCGTTGTGCTGGCCGGTTAACGTGACCGTCATTCGCCCGTCAAAACTGCGCGCCGTGGTGACGGATGACAGGGTGACGCGGGGTTCCCATTTCAGCACCGCCATGTAACAGGCGACCTTAATCTGCAACTCAAGCGCCGGGGTCTGCGGCTGGTCAATCATTGACGCCAGCAACGAGCCGTAATCACGACGCATCACCCGTGAGCCGACCGGCGTGCGCAGGATATCGCCGATACTCTGGCTGATATGCTCAAGGTCAGTGACAGTCAGGCCATCACTGCGATTCATTCCGAGATAACGCGCTGTCATAAAGGACTCCCGGTTGTGCCGCCGCTGTCGCCGGGGTGTTTATGGGTATGAAGTACCTTACCGTTTGATGAGAGTTCACCGCCGGTGTGTTCAATGTTGCCGCGCATCGTCCCGCCCTTCTGCACTTCCAGCGTGCCGGTAATCAGCCTGTTGGTGCAGACCACCTCCGGTGTGTCCAGGGTGACGCGGGTTGATGCTTTCACCATGACCACCGGCACCGTGGCGGTAACAGAATCAGAAGCCGTCACGCTGGCCGTTTTAATTCCGCTTACCGTAAGTGCACTGGTTTCGGGTTCATACTCAATCACCGCCCCGTCAGGGAAACGGATATGCAGGGCATCCGCCGACGCAGACGGCGGAGGGTTATCGCCGGAATAAATCCCCGGCAGAACAAACGCCGTGTCAAGTTCACCGCCCACGGCCAGAATCAGCACCTGCTCCCCCACGGAAGGTGCCCACCATGTGCACGAACGTCCGGCGCGATGGGTCAGCCACTGAAGCCAGTCGGTGCACATGCCGCCGGTCTGCACACGGCAGCGACCGGCTTTAAGGTTGGTTTCGACGACAAGGCCGGTACGAATCATGTTGCGCAGTGCGCGCGCGAGTTCCTGAATATTTGCGAGAGTGTTCATAACGGGAAGGATGCCGCTGGACGATACCAGCAGCAATCATGGAGGATTCTGTCAGCTGTGACACAACATAATAAATATTAGTTGTAGCACTTCTCTATAATCTTCATACACTCCTCATGAGCTAAATCATGGCTGTCAAATTCTTTATTAAAAAAGAAGAAAAACGCCTTCTTAACCTGAGGCATTTCAATAAAAATAAATTCATCAACCTTATGAAAGAAATGAAAACTCTTGTTTGATGTTTCAAAAACCATCAAAGAATTATGTTTTTTATCCTTCCATTTCGACATCAGATTGCGTCGCGATTTTCGTATAATCCTGAAGACATCCCCCGGCGTCGTATCGACATTCCCCCAAAACATTGCAACCGGAAAGTTTGCAAGGAACGGGATATAATCACCACCTTTATACCTGAGAAAGCGGTTCCGCAAATCCATTAATTGCAACTTAAAACCCATGTATTGCAACCACCATATGATGCAATCATACTCATAATCTGTTAACTCCTCTCCCCTCTTTTCCGTAAGAAATTTCTTCAGGTTATACTCAAACACTCCCAGCAAATCAGAATTGCACACTCTGCATGCTGGTACAGTGGCTTTAATGTAATGAGTTGACTGATTATTCTTTTTATTAATTAAAGATTTTTCAGTATTTGACTCAAAGGCCCACTGAGGAATAATGTGCTCACGAGTAATATCGTCAGAACTCCCGCATAACACACATATATCAGCATTATGGTCAACAATAATACAATCCATAACTTTCTTTTGAGAGTGCTTTACTCTTTTTCTCAAAATAGAAAACTTTTCATCCATAAACACCCGTCTCATATAACATCTTTCGATAGAATCACTAATAACTCCCTTTCTATCAATTGTATAGATTCCTTGTCAAAACCAAATAACTCACGAACAGGATATTCCACCACAGCACTATTACGCCCCGGCTTATCCTTAAGCCCTAATTGATGTACTCGCGCAATTCGTTGCACTCCGCTGGCAAACTCCACCACCGCCGCACTCTCGCTACCTGTTGCTTTCATAAACCGGTTAGTGCGTAATTTCACAAACATTTCCCGCTTTATCCGGCCTTTCTTATTTCGCACTGGCTGGTTTTTTCTCGGTACATACGGCGTACCATCTGGGCCTTTTTGTAATTTAATTCGCTGCTGCTGGCGCTGGCGCAGTTTCTTCGCAATATCTACCGCCAGTCGCCGACGCCCTGACGGTGACAGCGACTCAATCAGTCCGGTCATCCGGTCTTCAAAACGCTTAAACTCATTCATCCCACTTGCTCACCAGTTCGCCATTGATATAAAGCTCCACCGGGCGGGTGACCGGCTCCGGCGGCGGAGGTTCCGGGATATTCTTCACATGCAGCGCACCGTCAACCTCACTGACCAGCGTGCGCTCGGTCAGCATCAGGCTGATGCTGATATCAAAGCTGCTGTCATTGTTGATGTCTGCATAAAATGTGAAGCCCTTTTTCTGGCCTTCGTCGGTGGTCATGATGTCGGGCTGATTTTCCCGCAGCCACGCCAGCACCGGCACGATGAGCAGGTCAAAATCACCGGTAAAGTCGGTCACAATCACATTGAGCGTGTAACGCTTTTCGAATGACAGCGACGCCGCCAGTGTGGAGGCAATACTCCCGTTATCCACGAATATCCGCAGCATCTCGGGGTTAGTTTTCAGCACCGTGACGGCATCAGTCAGCGCCCTGCGCAGGCTGTCGGGTTTGAGCATCGTTTTCTTCCTGACAGTGTTTAATCATTTTTACCTGGCTGGCACAACGTGCCAGCGCGTTCTCAAGCTGCCGGATATCGGCACTTAAATCGCCGTTCGTCTGCGGGTCACTGCCCGGCATCGGGCAAAGGCTCACTTTCGGGCAGGCGTTGGGGACAATCACTGGCGTCGGTGCAGGCGTGGCGCTGGTGCAACCGGCGCACAGCATCAGGCAGGTCAGCACCGTACCAGCGGCGAAAATCTTCGTTTTCATTCAGTAACCTCGTGATGGTTTTCTCGCGCTGAGCCTCACGCTTCGCGGCGTTCTCCAGTTCCTGACGCAGTGCCACCTGCGCCAGCTCGTTTTTGTCTGCCCTGGTGAGCGCAACATGAAGCTGATTTTTCAGCATGGTGATGGTCGTCTGCTGTTCACTGGCGACGTTGTTCGCCCTGTCCAGCGAGGCGCGCAGGCTGGCATTTTTATGTTTCACCAGAAACAGACCGGCCACCGCCAGTGATAACAACACAACCAGCACAGTCATCAGCTTTGACATGGTTCCCGCCCCTCAAAACGCTGACGGCAGGCCGTACGTATCAGCCGGAAAAACAGCGACGCCACAAGATAAATCAGCGCAGTAAAAATCCACCCGGCAGCGACCAGCGAGATAAACGTCGCCACCATCACTACCAGAGCCACTGACCGCCTGCGCCACGGCACCGGCTGCAAAAACAGCGCCGTGACAATCTTCACGGCCAGCGATTCCGGCGGCAGCTCCCGCCCGTAGCGTTCCAGCACATACTCAGTGGCATACACGCCGACACCACCGGCAACCACACAGATAACCGTCACCAGAATCGCCCAGGCGGCGACAAAATTGACGGCCACGCTCTGCGGGTAAATCAGGGACAGTGCCAGCATCAGCGCCAGCGACACGTTCAGCATCAGTGAAAGGGATAATTTCTTCATGTTATTTACTCCGTTTAAGCCGGTACGCCGCCGGCGGTACGCCAGACGGTGACCAGTTTTTCCAGTGAATGCTCACGCTGACCGTAACCGGCACCCGGCAGGGACGCCCAGATATTGCGACAGCGTGAAATGGCGCGCTCAATGCGTCCCGCCCGGATGTCATCCAGCGCACCGCGTTCGCGGATCAACTGAATGGCGAGTCTGTCCTGTGACAACGGACTGAAATCCGGCAGGGCAAGCTGTTTGCGGTAATGCGGCCAGAACAGGTAAAGCTGCTGATAGCGACCGGAGGCCGTGGATTTTTCACCGCGACGGTTAAACACCTTCGCCGGTCGGCCATGCGCGAACGGGTGGTCACTGTAGTCGGTGAAAATTTCCGGCTTCCCGTCCAGTCCGGTGACTATCACGTCATAGCCCCGGTTTTTCGTCAGCGGATGGTTTGCCGTCCCTTCGGACACGGCCAGCATGTCGAGAAAGGCGGCGATATTCTGATGCGTGTTAATTACCGGCATTACGGTTTCCCCCTGCCCTTAAAACGGCGCTGAATGGCAATCTCAATCACCTGATAGCCGGCGATACCCAGCATGGAGCCGATGCCGCACACCGCAGGCAGTGACAGGTCAGGAAACTGCACCAGAACAACACCGGCAACCATCGAGACAAAACCACCGAGCAACATGCGCCCGATAAACAGACGCGGGGTGATTGGTTCACCACCGGCAAGCACCTTGCCGACAACAATCAGCACCCCAATCATGAAAAGCGACAGGACGCTTTTTTCTTCTGCTGTCATGCGTTACTCCCACAGATTGACAGTTTCAGCCACGGGCGCGGTCTGAACGTCGGGCAGTTCGACGGCGGTGCCGTGTGGCAGCACCGCGCCCAGTTCAGCCAGTCCCGGATTTGCGGCGAGCACGGTCTCAACCACGCCCTCAGTGCGCCCGTAATACCGGACACAAATGGCGTCGAGCGTGTCGCCCTGTAGCGCAAAGGTCTTCATCAGATTTGACTCACAATGCAGCGCGGCTTGTCCTGGATTCGCGCCACTGCCCAGCGCATATCCCGCCACAGCTCATCAATGGTGCTGTCAATGCTGTCGGCCTTCTTGTCGCCTTTCGCACTGGCATCCACGCCGCGATAACGCTCATAAAGCGATGCGGTCGCCATCGCACACACGGCGCGCTCGTAGTAAAAAACTTTGATGCTTTCACCGTCGATGTCGTCCGCCGGGACGTCCGCCAGACGCGTAAAACCGGCGGCAATTTTCTGTTCGCGGTACTCGTACAGCTCCGCATTCGTCTCCGCCATGCCTGACTTGATGGCCTCACGCAGACGGGCGGGGGCGACGGTCTGCTCAAGGCGCATACGTTCCCGGACGCGCTTCGGGTCGATATCGGGAAAAAAGAACGTGTTTTTAATCACCGGCTCGTCGCCTGCCGGTTGCGGGATGACCACCGTACCCTCACCGGACACGGGAGCCTCCTTTCGCGGAATAATCAGCGTCATCATGACTACCTCTGAAAAGTCGGGCGGTGGACGCCGGTGCAGTGTCAGGTGATTCACCCTCACTGACCGGCGTGCCGCCCTGGCGCGGGGCGCATTCGGTTGTTAACTGGCTTTCTTTTTCGGGCGTCCACGTTTTGCCGGTGTCACGCTCCGGATCTTACGCGGGGCGCGGGTGGCCGCTTTGGGCTGCGGCTCCGGCTTCGGTTTCAGCTCCCGCTCCAGTCGTTCAATCTCTTTTTTGACGCCTGCCTGACAGTCGAGCTGTGTCGCACGTTGCAGGTGAGCCAGCGCACCGGCGGCATCACCACCGTCACGCAGAAACAGACCGGTGATTTTGTGCAGCTTTGCGCGCACTTCATCAGGCATGTCAGCCGTGGCGGTCAGTTCAAGGGTCTCCGTCAGCAGGCGGGTATCCACAGACTCACCGGCAGCGTGAGCGCGCATGGCCGCAAGCGCTACCTCCTCGGTGAACATGTACGGCGGGGTACGGCGGTGTTTACCCGGCATGGTCAGACCGTACTTCAGGGCATAACGGGCAATCTCCAGCGCACCGGCAATATCGCCGGTATCCAGACGCCACAGCATGACCGTCATCAGAATGTCATCCTGTGCACCTTTGCCCTGCTCCAGCACGCCGTTCACCCACGGCAACCAGAACGGCAGCAGTTCGCGTTTTTTCGCGGCCTTCAGCTCTTTTGAATAAATCGCTTTCAGTGTGCGCTGGTCTGCGGCGAGCTTAACCAGCATCTGCTCATAGACAGTTGCATGTCGCAGCGGGGCGGCTTCCCGCTGCGCGGTCATCGCTGCCGAGACCCGCATCATGTGGCGCTGTGCGGGACTCGTCATCGGTTACGCTCCCGGCTCTGCGGTCGCTTTAGCCAGTGTGGAGAAATCACCGACCTTAATTTTTTCCACCAGACAACCGGCGGCGTAGTCTTCCACCACGTAATCAATGTTCATTGACTCGTAGTTCTCCACGCGGTCGAGTTTCGGGTTTTCCTCAATCACGCGGCGATGGCTGTCATCCATGTAGTAGATGGACAGGTTTTCCAGCTTTGTGATGAGCATCGCATCCGCCGGGAAGTACGGGACGCGTACCGCCGGCAGGTTACCGATGCGTTTCTGGCTGATGATGACGTCAGCGGCCAGCATTTCGCTGTTGTCCTGCTCCTTGTTGACGATGGGAAAATACTTGTCCGCCAGTAGCTGACGTCCCACAATCACCACAAGGTCAGGGTCTTCCTGATACCACGGCTCAATCAGGTTGTTGGTCGCATCCATCACCAGTGCGTCAAGGCTGGCATAATCACCGCCCTTACCCACGCGGATAACCTCAGAGGTGGTGTGCCCTTCCTCGTCAGTGACCTTGCTCATCACGCGCGCCGGGGCTTCATTGCGGTATTTCTGCAGCCAGCCGACCGCCACATCCTGCAGCATCGGATTGCTGCTGCGGTCAGAGGTTTCGGCACGCCTCACGCCGTTAAAACCGGCCATGATGAAATCAAGGGACTGGCGTTTGATAATGGCGTTACGGACACGGAGCTGGAAATCCTGATAACGCGCCCACAGGTCCAGCGTTTTGTAGCGGATATAAAAATCGAAATTAATCTGGTCGCATTCGTACTTGTTTGACGCCAGCTTCGAGAAGTCCTTCGGCTGACGCTCGGTGCCACCGGCGGTGTCGGTGGTGCTGGCGATGGAGCCGGTGACACCGATGCCAATTTTTTCCCCTTTCATTTCGCTGACCGGCACAATGTTGATGCTGGTCAGAAAGTCAGAGGACTCCTGCATGGTGTTCATCAGGGTCTGGGTGACCGACGGTTCAACGGTGAATTTTTTCGACACATCACCGGCGTCGATGCCGTTCAGTTCGGCAACACGGGACAGGTAGGCATTAAATTTAAAGCGGGTTTCCTGGCGCATAGTTTTTCCTGAAATTAAGGGTTAATCGTGAAGGTTTTCCCGGACTGACTGACGCCGGTCAGCAGTTCGTCAGCAGGGCATCACCGCCACCGCCGGTGGCTTTACTGCGGCGCTGCTGGGTCAGACTTTCGGTGCTGTCGAGACTGTTTTTCAGGCGGGTGAATGCCTGGCTGGTTTCATCCGCCCTGTCAGTCACATCCTGCTTAAGTGCGGAAAAGGCGGTTTCCATCTCAGCGAGTCGCTGCTCAGTGGCGCTCAGTTTTTCCTGCACATGTTCAGCAACAGCGGTCACCGCTTCATGCACATCATTCAGACGGGCATCATCGCTGGCCTGTTTGCGGCCAAAAATGGATTTCACCTTTTCGGTCAGGGCGGTGAACACGGTTTCAGGCAGGTCTTCAAATTCCAGCTCAACAGGCGTTGCCACTGAAATCAGGTTTTCAGGGCTTAATTTGAAGCGGTTCAGGGGGTTGTGTTTTGCCGTGCGGCAGAATTCCAGGTATTCCGTGCCGAGGCTTGCCGGGTCATCGGTGACGGCCAGACCCACCAGATAACATTTGCCGGTGTTGGCAAAGTTCGGCTGAATTTCCATTGAGGTGTAGACCTTCTGCGCGGCCTTGTTCATCGCGATAAGGTCATCGGTCGGGGTGATTTTCGCAAACAGCGCCCATTTGCCTTTCAGCGCCGAATCATCGTCAATCTTTTCGGCCTTCAGTTCGGCCACATCGCCATAACGCTTAAAAATACCGTCAGGCAGGATGCCGCGCAGATGTTCCAGGTTAATGCGGCAACCATAGACTCGCGGGTCAAAGGTTTCGGCCATTTCCTGAATATCCTGCGCACTGATGACACGCCCGTCACAGGTGTCACCCTCAACGCCGATACGAAAGAATTTTGAGACTTTTTTTGCCATTGTCAGGAGTCCTGAATAGTGATTAGAGGAGTCACATGTCGGCATCAGTTTCCCGACGATGCGCATCCTCCGCCATCAGTCCCGGATGGCTTATCACTGACACAACAGCACCTTAGCGAATCGCGGGGCGCGACTCAGTAGCCTTGCCGTGTATTCATCACGGCGAGGTATTCATGACCATCACCACAGACACCACTCTTTTACACGACCCGCGTCGTCAGGCGGCGCTGCTGTACTGGCAGGGGTTTTCCGTGCCGCAGATTTCCGCCATGTTGCAGATGAAACGCCCGACGGTGCAGAGCTGGAAACAGCGCGACGGCTGGGACAGTGTTGCCCCCATCAGCCGTGTCGAAATGAGTCTGGAAGCGCGGCTGACCCAGCTCATCATCAAACCACAGAAAACCGGCGGTGACTTCAAGGAAATTGACCTGCTGGGACGCCAGATTGAACGACTGGCACGGGTCAACCGCTACAGCCAGACCGGCAACGAGGCAGACCTTAATCCGAACGTCGCTAACCGTAACAAAGGCGGACGGCGCAAACCGAAAAAGAATTTTTTCAGTGACGAGGCCATCGAAAAGCTGGAGCAGATTTTCTTTGAGCAGTCTTTCGACTATCAGCTGCACTGGTATCGTGCCGGGCTTGAGCACCGCATCCGCGATATCCTGAAATCCCGCCAGATTGGCGCGACGTTTTATTTTTCCCGCGAGGCGCTGCTGCGCGCCCTGAAAACCGGTCATAACCAGATTTTTCTGTCGGCCAGTAAAACGCAGGCGTATGTGTTCCGCGAATACATCATCGCCTTTGCCCGTCTGGTTGACGTTGACCTTACCGGTGACCCGATTGTCCTGGGCAATAACGGCGCAAAACTGATTTTTCTCGGCACCAACTCCAACACCGCACAGAGCCATAACGGCGACCTGTACGTCGACGAGATTTTCTGGATCCCGAATTTTCAGGTACTGCGTAAGGTGGCATCAGGTATGGCCTCACAGAGTCACCTGCGCTCGACCTATTTCTCCACCCCGTCCACGCTGGCGCACGACGCCTACCCGTTCTGGTCGGGTGAACTGTTCAACCGGGGACGCGCCAGCGCCGCCGAACGCGTGGAAATCGACGTCAGTCATAACGCACTTGCCGGAGGTCTTCTCTGTGCGGACGGCCAGTGGCGGCAGATTGTCACCATTGAGGACGCCCTGAAAGGTGGCTGCACGCTGTTCGACATTGAGCAGCTTAAACGCGAAAACAGCGCCGACGATTTTAAAAACCTGTTCATGTGTGAATTTGTTGACGACAAGGCGTCGGTGTTCCCGTTCGAGGAGCTGCAACGCTGCATGGTCGACACGCTGGAAGAATGGGAAGACTATGCGCCGTTTGCCGCCAATCCGTTCGGCTCACGTCCGGTATGGATTGGTTACGACCCGTCACACCGTGGCGACAGTGCCGGATGCGTGGTGCTGGCACCGCCGGTGGTGGCCGGTGGCAAATTCAGAATACTTGAGCGTCACCAGTGGAAAGGCATGGACTTTGCCACCCAGGCTGAATCCATCCGCGAACTCACCGAAAAATACAACGTCGAATACATCGGTATTGATGCCACCGGCCTCGGTGTCGGCGTGTTCCAGCTCGTGCGCTCGTTCTATCCCGCCGCGCGCGATATCCGCTACACGCCGGAAATGAAAACCGCAATGGTGCTCAAGGCAAAAGACGTTATTCGCCGTGGCTGTCTGGAATATGACGTCAGCGCCACCGACATCACCAGCTCGTTTATGGCTATCCGCAAGACCATGACCAGCAGCGGACGCAGCGCCACCTATGAGGCCAGCCGCAGCGAGGAAGCCAGCCACGCCGACCTCGCCTGGGCGACCATGCACGCCCTGTTAAATGAGCCACTCACCGCGGGTATCAGCACTCCGCTGACATCCACCATTCTGGAGTTTTACTGATGAGCAAGAAAAAAGGGAAAACACCGCGACCAGCGGCAAAAAAAATGACCGCCAGCGCCCCGAAAATGGAGGCATTCACCTTTGGTGAACCGGTGCCGGTACTCGACCGCCGTGACATTCTGGATTACGTCGAGTGCATCAGTAACGGCAGATGGTATGAGCCACCGGTCAGCTTTACCGGTCTGGCAAAAAGCCTGCGTGCTGCCGTACATCACAGCTCACCGATTTACGTCAAACGTAATATTCTGGCTTCAACGTTTATTCCGCACCCGTGGCTTTCCCAGCAGGATTTCAGCCGCTTTGTGCTGGATTTTCTGGTGTTCGGCAATGCGTTTCTGGAAAAGCGTTACAGCACCACCGGTAAGGTCATCAGACTGGAAACCTCACCGGCAAAATATACCCGCCGTGGGGTGGAAGAGGATGTTTACTGGTGGGTGCCGTCCTTCAACGAACCGACAGCCTTCGCGCCCGGCTCCGTATTTCACCTGCTGGAGCCGGATATCAATCAGGAGCTGTACGGCCTGCCGGAATATCTCAGCGCCCTTAACTCTGCCTGGCTGAATGAGTCGGCCACGCTGTTCCGCCGCAAGTATTATGAAAACGGCGCACATGCCGGATACATCATGTACGTCACCGATGCCGTGCAGGACCGCAACGATATCGAAATGCTTCGCGAAAACATGGTTAAGTCGAAAGGCCGCAATAACTTTAAAAATCTGTTTCTCTATGCCCCACAGGGGAAAGCCGACGGCATTAAAATTATCCCGCTCAGTGAAGTGGCAACGAAGGACGATTTTTTTAATATCAAAAAAGCCAGCGCCGCTGACCTGCTGGACGCGCACCGCATCCCCTTTCAGTTGATGGGGGGCAAGCCGGAGAACGTCGGGTCGCTGGGTGATATTGAGAAAGTGGCAAAGGTCTTTGTCCGCAATGAGCTTATCCCGTTACAGGACAGGATCCGCGAGATAAACGGCTGGCTCGGTCAGGAGGTCATCCGCTTTAAAGATTACAGTCTAGAATCTAATTAAGTACCCTTAGCGCCGTCTCCAGACGGCGTGATTCTATGCAATCCAGGCAAGATTAACCCCCAACACCTTCAATTACTATATGGTTTAATAGAAATTCAATCTTTAACTTCAATATATGAAGAAGAAAACCATATAGATTTTTTCCCATTTATGTATTTAGAAACAGGCGAGCCATCTTCGTTCATTGCCTCAGCACTAAATGTTACATAATACATTCCTTTTTCTTTTGTCGAAACAAGATAGTTCAAGCGTCTTTCGGCAGAGATAGGAACGGATATATCATATAAAGGTATATTTTTAGCTTTTCCTTGCGAGCTACTTTCTTCATTAAGAACAGCCAACTCCTCATAATAATTTGGATAAAAAACTTCCGTAGCGACTTGCTTTGCACCGGCCGATAAAACACGACTAACAGCAAGGGACTTGTTATTAAGCTTCACATAAATTCGCTCATTACTGTTATTCCTAATAGTTACAATAGGCTTTATATAAAACACATCATCGATTTTAACAACATTAACGTCAACATTAAAAAATGTCGATTCTGTATTTCTAATTCTATTTCTTAACTCTATAAGATCAGCTTCTGCCTTATCCCTTTGGTGCAAAACATCAAAAGTATATCCTCCCCACACAAGTGTCAAAACAGCGCACAATGACATCACGACGTTATTAAACTGATCGTGTGTTCTGTAAATATCTTTGAATTTTAAAATTAATAATAGACATGCTATGAATAGCATGCCTATTATCAGCCAGTGTTCTTTTACAAATTCAAAGTTCATAGTTAGTCACTCGCATGCCTCGCATCACCATCTTCAGGGAAATTGATCCCCTGTCCGATCTCACGGTTCGTTGGACGAGCAGAAACAAAGCCTCTATTTTGTCTTTTTAAACGCAACTCTAGAACTTGAGAAACTCTATCAAAGTTTAATCCATCCATTGCAACCTCTTTTTTCCCTTCAATATGAGATCGAAGTTCCTCACTTATACGATTATCAACCGTTGAAGCGAAGGCTACATCATGATTAAAAATGGCCCCCATAATTAACATAAACGCAATTCCGGCCTTTCTATTATTTGTTTTAAATTGTAGCCAAACATCCCCCGGAGACATCAACATTTGTTGAGCAGTCAAGGATAACTCTCCATTATTAGAAAGTCTTTCCATCTCAAACTGAACAACTTCGTTTGTATACTCGCCATCAAACTCTTCGCCAATTAATAGCGCAAGTACCTGCACTCTATCGACCAGCTCAGCCAGCTGCTTAAGAGTATGATGCCGAATGGCTTCTGCTTGCTCGACTCTTAAGCTAGTACAGAAAATATTATCCGTTATAAAGAATGACATTAACCAATGCAGTACTTCTTCTGACTTCCCGCCCAAAGAGAATACGGTCTGGTATGCAGTAAACGATTTCTGAAGAGCTAATGGAATCTCTCGTCTGCGAACTGGCTCTCCCCATGTGACTCTACGTCTTACATGAAACCCTTCATTATTACCTAAACATTCACGCTCAAAATACGCGGAAGATGCAATAACTCCAGGAACAACCATATCACCTGACAAAGTGAAAACAACATCACCGACCTGCATATCTATGAGGAAATTTTCAATTTGGGTATGAATATTTCTTGAACCAATAGTATCTAACCCATCAACCTTTTGATTAATATTTTCATGGTTAATTTCATCATTAAAGTCAATTTGATCTGGACTTAACCTATCCAAGTGAGCAGTAGCAACCATATTGCGTTCAAGGAAGTCTGCAAAATATCTATACTTAATCCCAGGTCTAACGACCCAACACTTTACATTTAAATCAACATGTTGTACTGAAATAGCTCTTTGTGATGAAGTTCCAAGCATAGCTGATCCATAATTCAAAAAATTTTACGCATTTTACATATTTTTATTTAAGACTCTAGAGCGTTAGGAATGATGAATCGCTTCAACAGATTATTTTTTGTGCAGATAGTGTGCTTAAACCAACTCATCGTAACGAAAGCACTCGCCTGAATCGTAAAGATAACATCTCATGACTCGATTCATAGGCTAATAGTATTATGCAATGGTCGTTAATGGAGCGCGCAGTGCTTTCCCCGCCTCGCCCGCCCGCTTCATGGGGCGGTTTTAATGCAGTTGCATGACCACTCAACTAGCGCGCCAGTCCTGATGTCGCCAGGCAGTTATTGTTCTCTGACTTGCGTGCGCTTCGATGCAGAGTAATGCACTTCCTGAATTGCTCGCATTCGCATCGTTATCATGATAGAAAACAGGTAGTTATTTGTGCGCAACTTAAGAAGAAATCACTAATTATGAAAAAGATTTATGAATTAACTACTGGTAGAGCGCTTAAGTATTTTCTGCAGCATGATTCATACACTACTCTGGAGCTACCCAGTTATGTCGATTTTTCTTCCTTGCTTGAAGAAATCAACTCCGCGATAGATGAAGGTAAAATCAACTTCCAACCTGACTCCAAGTCATTGATGGGGAAGAATATAAATTACGAGGTTTTAGTCAGCAAAGATGGCTTATATAGCTGGCGACGAATAACACTAATTAATCCTCTGTACTACGTGTATTTTTGTAAACTTATTACATCCTCTTCCAACTGGAATGCTATAAGGAATAAATTTAGAGAGTTTGAGTCTAATGATCTTTTTTTATGCTCAAGTACCCCAGTGAGCAAAAAGAACACCTCAAACGTAGCTGCATCTGTTTTAAACTGGTGGGAAGATTTTGAACAAAAAAGTCTTTCATTGGCTCTTGAGTATGAGTTCATGTTCAGCACAGATATTTCAAACTTCTACCCTTCTATTTACACTCATAGCTTTGAATGGGTATTCATCTCAAAAGAAGAGGCCAAAAAGAAAGAAAATAACAATAACCCAGGACGATTGATTGACACTCATATCCAGATGATGATGAGTAATCAGACAAACGGAATACCATTGGGTAGTACGTTGATGGATACATTTGCCGAATTAATTTTAGGCGAAATTGATTTACAGCTAAGAAAAAAAACCGAAGAGCAAAAAATAACGGATTACAAAGTAGTTCGCTACAGAGATGATTATCGAATATTTTCAAGCAGTAAAGATGATTTGGACAAAATCTCAAAGTGTTTGGTTGAGGTCTTAGGTGAGTTTGGGCTTGATTTAAACTCAAGAAAAACAGAACTACATGACGACATCATTCTTCACTCCCTTAAATCAGCAAAAAAAGAATATATTATAGAAGGGTCGTTCAACTCCCTACAGAAAATGTTGTATGCAATATATTTATTTTCTTTAAAACATCAAAACTCCAAAATTACAGTCAGATATTTAAATGATTTCTTGCGGAAATTATTTAGGAAGAAAAAGATCACAAATAGTGGGCATCAACTAGATGCAATGCTTGGAATTATTTCAAGCATCATGGCTAAAAACCCAACCACCTACCCAGTGGGAATGGCTATTTTCGCAAAACTCTTGACCTTCCTTTATGACGACGATGAACTCAAATTTGGCAAGTTACAACAACTTCATTGTAAACTAGGTAAACAACCAAATACTGAAATGTTAGATATTTGGTTTCAACGAGTTCAAGGGAAGATACACACACAATGGGAAGGCGATTACAAAACAGCCCTATGTCAACGCATAAATGATGAACTCAAGGGAAAAAAAACATTTACCATTGATGGCCTGTGGGATGTAGAGTGGATTCCGGGTTCAGCCAAAAATAAAAACAAACAGAAAATACTATCAATTTTGAAAAAAACAAAAATTGTGGATTTAGATGCATTCGAAGAAATGGATACTGATATTACACCAGAAGAAGTGAACTTATTCGACAAGGAACACAGCGCTTAACGAAACAATGTTATTAACTCAACATGACTTCGTTAAGCATTAAAGCGAACAGTCATATGAAATTTCGACATCCCTAACGCCTCGCAAGCTCGTTGTTCAACCCCGCCAGCACTGAAAGCGAGTTTCAGCGTCGGCGGGGTTTTCTATGGTCAACGTGGTGACAGATTATGGGCACGCGTGAAGGTAGAAATATGGACGGTTGGGATTATTTATTTCTCCCATACGGCTGCAGTTATCACTGACGATCTCAGTCCCTCCGACCAACTCGTAGAGGGTCAGATTCTCTTTGACCATAATTTGTAAACAATAGCCATCAGCCGGAGACTCTTGCACGAGTACAATGGCGGAACCGGACGCATAGCTAGTAATGTATGCATTAGTCATAATGACATGCTTCCAAAGCAAGATTGCCACGCAGTTCCGCATGATCCATCAGTTGCTGATACCAACCATCAAGTGGAAGCAAAATCAACCATTTCAATCATTTTTATATGTTTGTTGAGAATCCCGGCCACTCATCAGCAGCCAGATACGTGAATTGTTTCCCGTCATAATTTACGGTTGCCCCACGCGCCAGCGCCTCAAGCTCCCATCGCTGGGGCAAGATTCCATTCTGAGCAAGGTCAACGCGGATACGGGTGATTTGCAATCGTTCCGACCGGCTCAGTCTGGCCGATGGTGCAATTTCATGTGGTTTTAACGTGCTTCCGTTTCTTTGCTGACGGTTTGGCGTTCTCAGCCCGTGTTTTAATGCGCCCCTGAGCGCCTTCACGACCTCCGGCTCATTCCATTCGATAATACCGTCATCAACCAGATTAAGCACTGCTGCGGCGTGCTCAGAAGGTGTGGGAGCCGGTAACGAAGTATCACCACCGGTGAGCTTTCCACAGTTATTGACAGGACTCCGAGGCGCGGCGATGCCGCTTTTTAAAGTCAAAGGCTCAACGACCGGAACTTTCGGCACAATGCGCCAGTCCGTCGTTCTGGTGATATGAATATGACGCGCGCCGAGATGCGGCGCGTAAATGCCGACCACTCTCTCGACTTCTTCCTCGTACTCGTTAACGTCATCCGACGGGCTACGGGCGACCCTGACAGTCTGACAATCGCGCGGGACATTTGCCCCGCCCTGCGCGCTGATATACAACGCAAAATCACCACTGTCTGCAGCGGCGCGTGCAGCCTCGACGCGCTCGTCAAACTCATCAGCAATGCTGACGCCGCGAGGCAATTTGCGTAGTTCACGGTAAGCCCCCATTGTCGGCAGACCAACCGTTTTAAATTGCGGAATGCGCCACGTTGACGCCCATGCGGTAACAGCCGCAGCAGTATCTTTCAGCGGCCTGCCGGTATCGTTATCGAGCTGACCATCCAGTGCATAGCCATCGATGTTTTTTGAGATGTATTTCGCGATATACCCCGCAGCACCGCCCCGGTTAAGATGTTTTGCCTGAAAACGGTTTCGCGCGGCTCCTCTTTCGTCTCCATCCTCTTTGAGCGCGTAGCGACGCATGATTTCAATAATCTGGTTACGCTGGCGTGGATTACAAAAAAGCATCATATGCCAGTGCGGCGTTCCGTCGTGGTGTGGCTCGACGACACGCAAACCGTAGACCTGTAAATCATTATCCTTGAATGCCGTGCGCATCAGGCTCCAGATATGGCAGAGATAACGCTGCGCATCCTTTGGATTAAATGCCTCATCGTTCCAGCCGTGATTTAGCTGGACGGTTTTACTTTCGCCTTTTCTGACCTGACGTGTCGGGTGATACTTTGACGGCGCGGTCAGCGTGATAAACATCCCCACATCACCCTCTGCGGCGGCGTAACGCTCAATACCGGCGATGGTGTTCATCAGCTCCATCCGGCGAATTTCTGGATTAGAAATACTGCCCATCACCTTACTGATAAGGTCGATGCGCTCGCCGGTTTCCTTGTTTTCAAGGTCACACGATTTAAGAAATTCCAGATTTGCCTGGCGGCGCGCACGCACATCACGAATGGCATGTTTACTGGCATAAGGAGAACGGTCTTTATTGACCTCCCCGACAGCAATCAGTAACGCCTCATGCCAGCGCATACGCTGGCCTTTAAGCTGATGAGTCCACCACTCATCGTTAAACAGGCGGGCAATGGCAGAATATGCCTGCCTCGTGGTCATCTGCCCTTTACGGTATTTTTTCCAGTAAAGCGGGAAAATATTGAAAGCACGTGCAGCGCCAGCAACATGACCATAGAGGTGAGCCTGCGCCTCATCCGTAAACAGCGATTCTTTTTCGCCATGTGCATCAACCCAGGCATCGCAGAGTTCCTCATACATCATGAAAAGCTGCGATGAGATACGGGCAGCAAACTTTTTCAGCTCCTTGTCATTCATCCCCGGCAGGCGCGCATACTGGTCGCGCTCTGCCATAAACAGCAACGACGCGTCGGTGTTCATTTCATGGCGCTGATTCACACGCTCAATGCGCGGCCATAAACGACGCTGAAAAGTGGATGTGAGGAAATAAAACCCGTGCACCGGGCTTTTATTGCGCCGGATGTAGTCATAGCGTGAAGTAAACAGCGAGCGCAAAAAGTAAGGCAGGCGGTTAATCGTGGATAAAACACCTTGCACCTGACGCATCTCGTCACGTGTAAGGGGTCTTTCGCGCCCGACGGCCTCGCGTGGCGCGTTCCATGCATAAGCACCGATAAACGCCTTACCGGTGCCTGCGGCAAATGCTGACGGAGGGACAAAACGCCCGGAGGCTTTAACGGCCATATGAGCCAAAAGCCTCTGAACAACGCCTGCTGAGTTGCTCAACCTGCGCGTTTAAATCAGCAAAAGACTTTGCGCTTCCGGTCAGAATATCGTGATGCATCAGGCCGGAAACGAGCTGGCTTAATTTCGGGTAATAACCAACCACCGCCAGCCATTCCTGACCGGCGTTTTTACCGCTTTCAGCTCTCTTTTTCTCGTGGAGAATAAACTGAAAGCTGTCACTGGTAACGACATAACGTTCGCCAATTTCAATACGAATACTCATGCCGTTCTCCGGTAATGTTTGTTTTTTGCTTCAAAGACTGACTGGCAGGAAACACAACGCGTGGCTGACGGATAAGCCGCACGACGGGCAGCAGGTATTGGCGCGTCACACTCTTCGCAAACCAGCGCAGAAACACCGCAATGCTTTACCCTTGCCGCGTTAATCTGGCGCTCCAGTAATTCAGCCTGTTGTTCCTGAATAAAATCCACGTTGTCCGGCATTACCAGCTCCTTTTGTCGTTCAGTTTCTTAAATTCATCAGCGCAATAGCTGGCAATTTCAGCCGTTACTTTTGTCAGTTCATCTACGGAGGAAATTTGCTTGTGAAATACAGCGCGTTTCACAAGTAAATTGACCACATCAGACAGGAGGTTTAATTCGTTCTGATAAATCGCGATAACAGATTCAGTTATTTCGTGTTTTTCTTTATCAAGCCTAAGTTGAATAAGAGACAAATCGCCATTTTTCATAACGGAGATTTTTAATGCATTGTTCAGTAATACAATTGAACGAGAACAGGACATCAAAGCACCTCCCCGCGAGACAATCCGATATTGTGAAATTTTTCCGACTCCTGACTGAGCAGCTCGACTATCTCCACGCGGGATAACTCCGCCTTTGTGATGTGGCGAATCATGGCGTCAAGATGAGAAGAAAAGCGCGTCGCTGCATCGGCCTGTGCTTCGGTTCTGGCCTGTTGCAGCAGTAATGCGTATTTACCGCACTGATTTTCAGAAACTATATGCATGACTTTCTCCAGGCAAAAAGAAGCCCCGCACGATTAAGTGCGTTAAAAACTCTGGTTAATTATTTAATGCAGATATTGCTCTGGTTTAACCGACGTCAGAATTGTCGGTGCATACTCAAACAGGCTGAATAATTCACGTAATGCACGGAATAAAGCATCACGCCAGTAACATGACTCTTCATTAATTCGCCAGTATGGCTGGTTGAATTCTTTTTCAGTCAATCCGGCATGCATAAATAAAGTACGACGCTGACTGACTGTTAAAAAACTAATATATGCATACTCACTTGCGCCAACCTGACGGCGTTTTGAGAATGCACCACGCAATTCATCAATTGCACATACCAGTCGTTCACGTTCGACGTCGTTCATTTCTTCAAAACACATCGTTGCGTGACGCTGTTTTAACTGAGCATGGAAGCAAACCGTTAGCCGTTCGCGTTCCATCATCTGATTATAATAATCGCATGTCTCCTGCCAGCGAGGGACGGCCAGATGCTTACCAATTATCCGGCGCATAGTTGCTGGCTGTTTTTCAACGAGATTGAGCGTCATCACTGTCATTTCCATACCCTCCGGCTTTTCAGAAAGGTCAGAGCCTTTTTTAACGGACTCTGTTTTTTGGTGCGGATAATGATTCCCTTACGCCCCTTACCGTGGGTGATGGTGAAGTCAATCGCCCTGGGGCTTTCGTTACGCAATAACTGAGCAATACAACGAGGCTCGTTCATCCTTTCCACCTTAAGCCGCACGGCCATGTCTTGATTTGCTGTAACTAATGCGATTTTTCCAGTCATGCCATTCTGTCGGAGCTTCATCAACTAGCTGGGCTGCGTACTTGTCCCACTCACGGCGATTAATCCATAATTCAGCTTTCCCTCTTGGTTTTAATGGGTCTGTCATGTAGAAGGCTGGCAGCTTTCCTGCTTTAGCCATTTCAGCCACCGCGCGTGGTGTCTTACCGATGTAAAGAGCAAAACCTTCTTTCGACAGCAAATCAGATGGGCGCTCTGAAATCTGAATGCTTTTACGTTTGGCTTCATTTTCGAAACTTGCCTCATCGCTAGTTGGACAAGAAATTTCTACATTTGTCGTCACTTTGCTATCCTCCATAAGATTTGCGATTCACCAACTGGAGCCATCTAGAGCCTTTTTGAGCGAATCACAAATTGCCAAGTAACAATATAATTGGAGATTAGCAAAATTATGTCAAGTGAACAAAGTGAGAAACTAAAGCTCATCCGTGAATCCGAACGCCTTAAAACTAAGGAACTTGCTGAATTAATTGGAATTAATTACTACACATATCATGGATATGAATCAGGAAAATCAAAAATGCCTATGGAAGCTGGTATGAAGCTGTTTAAGCATCCACGCTTTCGCAAGTATCGTGACTGGTTCATGTTTGATGAAACAGATCCAGCAGCTGGACAAATAGCCCCGGCTCTCGCACACATTGGGCAAGACTCAACAACCTTGCACCACTCAGACCAGAAAACTGGCTGACGATTTATTCAGCATATGTGTGTAGTAAATGTACGAAAGAAAATTGCATTAATTTTCAAGTAGTAGAAGTAAACAGCGTCATCGGAGGGCTTTATGTCTATTAAAAAGCTCGATGATGGTCGTTATGAAGTGGACGTCAGACCGCAGGGTGCAGATGGAAAACGTATCAGGCGGAAATTTAAAACTAAAGGTGAAGCTCAAGCATTCGAACGTCATGTACTGGTTAACTACCACAACAAAGAGTGGTTGGAGAAACCAGCCGACCGCCGAACTCTTACAGAGTTGTTAGGCAGATGGTGGATATATCACGGAAAATCACATGAGCGTGGAGATATTGAACGGGGGCGTTTAACGACAATAATCGCCAAATTTGCAGAAATGGGAGTGTCCAGAGCTGACCAGCTAACAAAGAAAACGATAACTGATTATCGCGTTGTAATGATGAACGATGGTCTGAAACCAGCCAGCGTAAATCGACATCTGGCAATAATGAGCGGGATGTTCACCAAGTTAATTGACGCCGGTGAATACCACTCTCACAACCCGTTCCGTGAGATTAAACGGTTACGTGAAGCTGTTACGGAAATGGCTTTTTTGTCCAGTGAAGAGATTACGCGGCTGTTATCCATGCTTGATGGTGATGAATTAAATGCAACTCTGGTCTGCCTTTCTACTGGTGGACGCTGGAGTGAAGTATCTAATTTAAAAGCTGAACACATCATTAACCAGATGGTTACGTTTATGAAAACTAAAAACGGAAAACGCAGGACAATTCCCGTTTCGCAGGACCTGATTAAACGGATCAAGACCAAAAATTCAGGCAGGCTTTTTAATGCCAGTTACTACAAAGTGCGTAACGCTCTCAGGGAAGTAAAACCCGATTTACCTGACGGACAAGCAGTACATGTTTTGAGGCATACATTTGCCACACATTTTATAATGAATGGAGGTAACATAATCACATTGCAGCGCATCCTGGGTCATTCTAACATTCAGCAAACTATGACCTACGCACACTTTGCACCGGATTTCTTACAAGATGCTGTGACTCTTAACCCGGTGTCAGGAATGTCCATAATGCGTCCATAA